TGCTGGCAAAGACAAGGCCTATAGATCTGCACTTGAGGCTGAGTGCCCTGAAGACTTGATGGAGCTGGGTCTTGAGAAGTACGATACCATAATTAAGCGTAGGATCAAACCCAAGCTCAGTGTATCGGCGCAGCACGAGTTGTCTACACCTCAGGTCATTGTTAGTCTGTCTAAGAGAGACACTGCTCCATTTACAGCTATATTCCGCAGGATGTTTGAGAGGTTCGAGAGCGCTCTGAAACCGCAATTTAGAAGCGCGGGTAGAATGTCTGATCAGGACATATCGGATTGGCTCACCGATAATCAAGTCTTTCTGCTTGCGTTGAGATGCTTAGAAATAGATTCGTCCAAGTACGACAAGTCCCAGGGCTTATTGGCTAGGATGGTGGAGGCTTTGTTACTCATTCGTTTAGGGTTGGATCCTGGTGTGTCCGAGATATTCGAGGATTCATACGTTGGTAGGGTTTCGAATAGGACGTTGGGGCTTATGTTTTATTCGTCTTATCAGATGAAGTCTGGGGCACCGCAGACTATGCTTGGGAACGTGGTTTACAACATGGTGTCAGCCATGGAGTGCATAGGGCCGCAGAATATAAGGTTCATGCTTGTCAAGGGCGATGACAATCTTGTGTGGGTAAACAACGGGTTTGACGATAGTTCGGTTGTTAATCGTATGTCGCAGTTGTTTAATTTGGAGTGCAAACTCATTACGGGTGCGGTTTGGTATTTCAGCTCTGGGTACATAGTTATGTGCGATGGTAGGTTGCTGTTTGTTCCCGATCCGCTCAAGATGGTGGAGTTAGTTGGCGAGTTGGGTCACGATGAGCGCAACATGCCAGAAAGATTTATATCTTTCCAGGACAAGGTCAGGTCGCTCACTGCTGACGTTGCTTTGCCGCTCAGATTGCAGGAGGTGGTGAGGGCTAGGCATGCTAATCCCGACATTTCGGTGGTTCATGCTGTCGACGCTTTGGCGTCTATGGCTGCGGATTATAATTTATATAGGCGCACGGTCGCAAGTTAGGTTCATATTGTTTTAAATGTTTATTCCACACGAAGTTCGTTCGTG